CCTCATCGGTATCTCAGGCTTTCTACCGAGGGGTCTATACTCCTGGTGCTGCCACTCACGCCCTGACTTATAGCGGGAATGCCAGCGACAATAACGACTTCACCGAGATCTCCTCGATTGGGACGAGCAATACCCGGATTACGTCAACCGGTACTCCATGGGGGACCGCTGAGACAGATGCCGATATGAAAGTGCAGTTATTCCAGAAGCAGCTTCATTATATTCCGGCGGGTAAAATTCTAGTTCTTCCGAATATCCGTAAAATTAAGACGGACATTGCTCAGCCAGAGGTTACGGTTGCCCATGGTTTTTCTAGCGACGCTGGGATTACGCCAGTCACAACCGCAGCCGACTACACGATTTTCATGACAGGGACTAACAGCTAGAGAAGACCGTCGCAGGGGTTTTTATGTCGAAGAAGATTCATATGGGAGACCGGCTCAAGGTTCGGTACGACGAAGCATGTGGCCCTAATGGTAGCAAGCTCGAGCGCCGTGAGATTTTAGAGCTGGCAGAAAAAGACCTGGAAACAGAAGGGTCTAGAGTCCCAATCAACGCTCATACGGGCGAGCTCATCGACATCAAAGTCCTCCCAAGCCTCCATGCGGTGATGGAGTGCGCCCTGGGGGTTATCGATTCCGAGCTTCGCCGGATGCTTCGGACCTCGCAGACGGGAGGGGGCTTAGACCGCCACCAGTCTCAGGCATTTGGTCAGATGACTCGCTCATTGGCCCAACTGGTCGGTGTGGACCAGCAACTCAAAGAAAAATCGGAGCTAGAGACGATGAGCGATGAAGACCTCATCAAGTTGGCAGAAATCGCGACTAAGCGCCTGGCTGAGGGGGAAGACTAATGCAGCAAGAACTCGAATCCATAATTAAAGATGCTCAAAGCCTACTTAGGGAAATACTTGGGTTCTGGGAATCCGGTGAACCTATTCATCCGCGAACCGCCGAGGCGGCCCAATACATGGTTGAGCGTCTTGGCGAGCAAGCAGGGACACAAGATGCAGCAGAGGCGTAAAGAGTTCCGCGAGGCATCTGAGAAGTATAGCCCCTTGCGAGATTCGGGAAAATTGCCGGTTTATATCCGTCTTGCAGACAGCGGAGATGCGAGCTTTGTTTATAAGAGTTGGTTAGACTCCTGGTGGGTTCAGAATAAGGATCAGTTCCAGCCCCTGTTCTACAAGGGACATCGCCAGACTATTGCCCGGCTGATGGAGGATGCGATTACTGTGATTGCATGCTCTGATGATGACCCCAATCTAATTTTCGCGTGGATGTGCGGTGTTCGTACGAAGAATGGCCGCCTAATTATCCATTATTGCTATACCAAAGAGGCATTTCGGAAATTTGGGCTAGCCAAGACCCTGTTGGGTTACTTCGATTATAGTAAGGGCGAGCCTGTGCTCTGTAGCCATCGGAGCTTTATCTTCCGTGATATTAAACAACCCTATAACCTGTTTTACGTCCCGAGCTTACAGCAGCCCGATGGCGTATCGAAGATTGAGAGCGAAGAATGGAGATTGTAGCGATTCAGCTTACCGAGGGAGCCCGTAGTGTCCTGAACATGAGCTTTGTTAGTTCCGAGAACGAGAAGCACCGCGCCATGTATACGATGACGCATAAAAGCATCGATGGGACGCCTGGAATACTGCTTCAACACGAGCAGAAGGGGGATTACTGGCTTCCTATGACTTCCATTGCCTGGTGTCGTGTGAAACCGAAGCCAGCGGCAAAGCGGGGTCGCCCTCGCAAGTCGCAGCAGGTTCAAAGTGAAGCCGCCGCGTAAGGGTCACGACGCCAGGGATGTTCTTCGCCAGTTCCACAAGCGTTTTGGGGACGTTGAAGATCTGCGCGAAGACCCCTCTAAGGACTCCGAAAGGTCTTACCGATGGCAGGAAGACCTCTTCGAGGAGCAGCGTGCCTTTATTAATGACCCGGCATTCTTTAAGACAGCGCTTTGCTCGCGCCGGGCCGGGAAGACTTACGCAAGTTGTTATTATCTCATCGAGACCGCATCGAAGTATCCGGACTCTTTATCTGCATATATCGGCCTAACGAGAAGCTCCGCTAAGCGGCTCATGTGGTCGGAGTTAAAAAGGGCGAATCGTAAATACCATATCGGAATGAGGTTCAATAACTCTGAACTGGTCTGCACTCTTCCCAATAATGGACAGATTGTTCTAACGGGGGCAAACGATGAGGCTGATATTGATAAGTTGCGTGGTTCTGCTTACCGTCTCGTCATTCTTGATGAAGCTGCCAGCTTTGGCCCTCACATGGAGACCCTGGTAGAGGAAGTACTCGAGCCAGCGCTAATTGACCACAACGGTGTTCTCGCGATGATTGGTACGCCCAATGCTGCCTGCGCTGGGATGTTCTTTAAGGCGACGACTGACTCTCGCTTTGGGTACAGCAACCATGCCTGGACGATTCTGGACAATCCTCATATCCCGCACGCTAAGCAATGGCTCGACAAACGAATGAATCAGAAGGGCTGGGGTGTTGACCACCCGGTTTATCTCCGAGAGTGGAAGGGCCAGTGGATTCGCTCTGACGACTCGCTGGTCTATAAGTACAGCTCCGAGAGGAATTTCTATACCGAGCTGCCGCACCACGACCACGATTTCGATTATATCCTTGGTGTTGACCTTGGTTATGAGGATGCGACTGCCTTTGTGATTGGGGCTTATTCGCGGGATTTGCCCCATTTCTATGTGGTGGACTGCTACAAGAAGACGAAAATGCTTCCATCGGAAATTGCCGAGAAGATTCAGTCCTACAACGAGCAATACCGTTTTACATCGATTGTGGCCGATACGGGTGGTCTTGGTAAATCGATTGTCGAGGAATTCCGCCAGCGCTGGGCTCTCCCAATTAGAGCTGCCGAAAAACGGAATAAGGACAGCTATATCGAGCTGATGAACTCCGATCTGGCGTGTGGCCACATCCAAGTTCGAGAAGAATCGCCAGTAGTTGAAGAATGGAGGCTTCTCCAGTGGGATGAAGACCGGCGCAAAGAAGATGCTCGGTTTGAGAACCACTTGAGCGATGCCTGCCTGTACGCATGGCGAGAGAGCAAGCACTACACATTTACGCCAGAGCTCGCGCCACCGGAGCGCGGAACTCCTGAATTTTACGAGGCTTTAGAAGGCAAGATATGGCAATCCCAAGAGGATGCGCTTGCTATTCAAGACACTCAATCATGGTGGGACGAAGAATGGACGCTGAATTAAAAGAAGCTATTGAATTCGCCGAATCTATTGGTGCAACTCGAATTATATACGAGAGCAGACACGGAGGGCGAGTTGAGGTAGAGTTTGATCAAAGGCGATTGGTCGAAAGTGCCATTCCTGAAGAATATACTGCTAGTGATGAGGGTGTGAGCGATGAAGACCTTCTTTTTTACTCGGCAGGGGGTAGATGATGCAGTACTGGTGGACGCACACGGATGACGCCCATGAGGAGATTATGGGCCTCTATGGAGCGATTAAAGAGGACCAAGAGTATCGCAAAGACGATAATTTGAAGCATTTGCGGCTCTACGGGAACTATTTCCATTCGGGTATGAGCCATGCTCGGTATTCTCGCGCTGCGTCCACAGGGATGCGCCACCGGGTCACTTTGAACGTGATTCAGTCTATGTGCGATACCGTGGCAGCGAAAATTGCCAAGAACAAGCCGAAGGCCACTTTCCTGACTTCTGGTGGCGATTATCGGATGCAGAGGAAGGCAAAGCTTCTCGATAAGTTCTGCGAGGGCCAGTTTTACTCGACAAACATCTATAACATCATGCCTCGAGTATTTCTGGACGCCTGCGTTTTTGGTACCGGAATTATGAAGATTTTCGAGTATGATGGGAAAATAACGTGTGAGCGCGTCTTTCCGGATGAGGTCGTGGTCGATGACCGTGAGTCTGTCTATGGCGCGCCGCGACAATTGTTTCAGGTGAAGTATGTTGACCGCAATGTTCTCGAAAATCTTTACCCGGAGTATAAGAATGCAATACGCGATGCACCGAGTCCCGAGGATGATAACGAGGGCCACCGGGAATCAAATCAAATTATTTGCGTTGAGGCGTTCCACTTGCCATCGGGTGAAGACGCCGGGGATGGTCGCCACTGCCTTTGCATTGACGGCGCTACACTCGTCAACGAAGAGTACGAACGCCCTTACTTTCCGTTCGTGTTTATCCGATGGACCGAGCGCCTTCTCGGCTTCTATGGGCAAGGCCTCGCAGAGCAATTAACTGGTGTACAGCTCGAAATTAATAAGCTGCTCTACAATATTCAGGAGCAGATGCACCTGGCAAAGCCGAAAGTCTTTGTTGAGGCGGGTTCGAAGATATCCAAGGCTCATTTGAACAATGAAACCTGGGGGGTTATCGAGTACCGAGGATCTCCCCCTCAATTCTTCGTGCCTAAAACGGTCTCAGGGGAAATATTCTCTCACTTGGACAGGTTATTTAATCGAGCTTACGAGATTACCGGGGTTAGCCAGCTCGCGGCCCAGTCCAAGAAACCGGCAGGCTTAGAGTCTGGGGTAGCTCTTCGAGAATTCCAAGACATTGAAACCGAGCGCTTTATGCTTACTGCTCAGCAGTATGAGAAGGCTTTCCTCGATGCAGCGCGCCAAATGATTGATATCGCCCGTGAGGTTCACCTTCGAGGTGATTCTTATGAAGTTATCAGCCAGGGCGATAAGAACATCGAGAAGATTAAGTGGAAGGATATTGACCTCGAAGAGGATCAATACGCCATGAAGATCTACCCGACCAGCCTCCTCCCGACTACTCCTGCGGCAAAATTGCAGAAGGTTATCGAGATGTTACAGGCTGGAATGCTCTCCCAGCAGGAGGCTCGAGGTTTACTGGATTATCCGGACCTAGAAGCGGTGAACAATATCGCCACGGCTGCTAGGGACGACATTCACATGCTGCTGGAGCAGATGCTTGAAAAAGGTGTCTATGTTCCGCCGGAGCCATTTAGCGACCTTGAGCTAAGTATTCGAGTTATTCAATCAGCCTATCTAAGAGCTAAGATTAACGGAGTCCCTGAAGAGCGGCTCGATTTACTCCGCCGATACATCGAGGATTGCGTAAATCTGCTTACCCAGATGCAGATTGAAGCCCAGGAAGCCCAAATGGCTGCTCAGCAGCAGCAATTACAAGCAGAGCAAGCGCAGCAGGCCCCACAAATGGGAGCTGATGAGTTGCCAATGCCCAGCGGGGCTACACCTCCCGGTCTCGATGACCAAACCCTAGAAGCAGAAGCAATGATGGCTGAGGGCGAGCAAGCCCTGGCCCCAATGTAGGAGATATTATGAGTGACGAAGTTGCAGTAGACGCCGCAGTAGAAGAAGTCGCCGCAGAGGCACCAGAACAAGAAGCTCCAGTTGCTGATCCACCACCGGATTTTTCAGCTCAATTTGCCGCGCTGGCTCGAAAAGAGTCTGCATTTCGGCAACAGCAAGAGTCTGTAAAAAATAAAGACTCACAAATTGAGGAATTAAAAGCTCAGATTAAGGATTTTGAGTCTCGTGGAGGCCTGGCAAAAAAAGACCCAGTGTCTTTTCTCAAAAAAGCCGGGGTGGATATAAAAGACCTGCTGCATCAAGACCTTAATGGTGAGCTTCCGGTCGAAACTCAGTTAAATCATCGACTTGAGCTGCTTGAAAAGCAAAATTCCGAATTACTCGAGCGGCTCGAAGGTGAAAAAAAGACTGCTGCTGAGCAAAAAGAAGAAGGCGAATGGAAACAATTTGTTGACCAAGTAAATAATTTCGTCGAGAATGAAGATAAATATGAGCTAATTCGTGCAGGCAATATGCAGTGGATGGTTCCTGAACTCATGAGGGACTTCTACAATAAGCAGGGTAAAGAAATTTCCGCCCAGCAAGCAGCCGACCTGGTCGAGGAGAGCTTAATGGAGTCGCTGTCGGGCTACTTTGGTAGCAGCAAGTTGCAGGAGAAGTTTAGAGGCGCCATGGGCGCACAAGAGTCGTCGCAGGAAGACTTGGCCGAAGTTGCAGTTGATAAGCCCAAGAGGGCTAAGGAGCGGCCCAAAACTTTGACTAACGGACTTGCTTCGGGGCAGACGGAGAAAAGCACTGGTTTGCTTTCTCGCGACGAGTCTCTTGAGCGTATTGCACGAATGCTGGAAAACCCGGCTTCGTGAAGAGGTAACTTACGATGGCAGCTTTGACTTTAGGCACAGGGGCTTCAACAACGCCTACGGTATATAATATCGATGGCGCTCTTAAAGAGCATTATAAACCGCAGCGGATCAAGGAGATGAGTTACAAAAACAATCCCTTGCTCGCGCTAATGCCCAAGTATGAGAGATTTGGCGGCGAAAACTTGCCAATCCCGATCATTGTGACGGGGCCTCAGCGTCGTAGTGCTGACTTCTCTTCTGGGCAAGGCAACGCATCTACCTCAGAAATTCGACAGTTTTTGCTGACGCGATCTAAGGATTATTCCTTTGCTCAAATTGCACATGAAGCAATTCGGGCCAGTGCGTCAAATACGGATGCGTTTGTTCGATACGCTACAATGGAGATTGACGGGGCAATCCACAGCCTTAAACGGTCTCTTGCGGTAGCGATGTATCGCGATGGCACTGGTTCTATTGGAACAGTTGCTGGTGATGATGCTGCTGGGACAGACCCGGATGGTGGGTCAGCTCTTTGCTATGTCGTAAAAGCTGCTGACATTACCAACTTTGAAGTTGGAATGAAGATTGAGTTCTATGCAAACTCTGGCGGAGCCCCTAGTGGTTCAGCTCGGGCAGGTGGCCCTTACACTATTTCAAAAGTAAGCCGAGGCGGAACGCAGCCTTTTATTACGTTTAGCGGAGCTTTAGACACCGCAGTGGCCAATACTGACCACTTGGTTCAGTATGGCGACCTTGACGCTAAGATGAAGGGTCTTGAAGCATGGGTTCCTTCTTCAGCTCCTTCGGCAACAGCGTTTTTTAACGTTGACCGCACAGCGGACAGCACGCGGCTCGGTGGTGTGAGGTTTGATGGATCTGCTCTTCCAATTGAAGAGGCCCTTATCGGGGGTGCTTCAGAAATTGCGCGAGAAGGCGGGGCTCCTGACCATGTCTTTATGGACTTTGCGTCTTATGCGAATCTTGAGAAGGCTCTTGGGTCTAAGGTTCAGTATGACAAAGTCTCATCAAGCGATGCCGATGTTGGCTTTGACGCTCTTGTGGTTAACGGTCCTCGTGGCCGAATGAAGGTTATTCCTGACCACAACTGCCAGCCAGACGTGGCATGGATGCTTCAGCTTGATACTTGGAGTCTTAACTCTCTGGGTGCAGCTCCACAGATTCTTAATGCTGATGACGCAGGGCAGATGCTTCGTGTTTATAACGCAGATGCTTACGAGGTGCGCGTCGGTTTCTATGGAAACGTGGCCTGCGTGGCGCCTGGGTACAATTGCCGAATCGCATTGGCATAATTCAGACTCAAGGAGGTGAGTTATGGCGAATCGTGATTTTAAGGATGTGCAGGCGCTTGAGCGTGAGTTGAAGCTCATTTGCGGGCGAGTCACCACTGACGGTAGTGGCGTTGCAACTGTTGCTGATGGTATCGGCTTTACAGCAACAAAGGCATCGGACGGGGACTATTGGATTTATCTTGATGATAAATACACCAGTCTCATGTACGCAAATGCGACCATCAC